AATAACGATTGACCAGCAAGAAGAACGCATCGAAAAAATGATGGATAAGGTGGGGACTTACTATTCCCGAAAAGGTCAGACTCACCGTTGGGTTAAGATCAAAAAAGAAGCGGCTAAGATTGAAAAGAAACGTGAGGTAAAAAGAAAAGCTAATGCAGCGGCTAGATTAGCAGCAAATCAAGAAGAAGAAATGCTAATACACGATCTAGCTAAACTGTTTTTTTATGGAGTCGGCACAATTATTGTAATAGCTGGTGTTGTGTTTTTAATTTTGGGTAGTGGAGCCGAATAATGAAGCTAGACCCTGTACTGCTAAATATGGCTTGTTCTTGGAGCATGAAGGCTTATCGGGAAGGCTATGTAGAAGACTGTATTAAGGTCGAAACTAAGTGGACTTCAACAACAGCCTTGATAGCCAAGCGTAAGACTATAGACGTTATAGCGTTTAAAGGCACTGAGGACGGCCTAGACTGGCTTACTGATGCTTTGGTAGTACCAGTACCCTATGCGGGAAGAATGTGTCATGGCGGCTTTACACTGGCTCACAGGTCTATTTGGAAGAAAATACTAAGACACATAGATTTAAACAAGCGTACCTTGATAACAGGTCATTCATTAGGCGGGGCATTGGCTGAACTGTCTGCGGCTAAGTTATGGAAGAAGCATAACAACCTCAACATAATTACCTTTGGCAAACCAAATACGTTTTTTAAAGGGTTTAAACAACCCATGACTACACTGGATAACCAGATATCTTGCGTACAAGGGTCTGATTTAGTGGCTAGAATACCTAAGTTTTGCTACGGCCCGTCAAGATCACAGACAATGTTGTACTTTGCCAACAGTGGTGTGGACTTTGTAAACCCTGACCAGCTTACCAGGGACGAAGACAGGGGTATTAAGGACGCATTATCGGATCATTTTATGGAAGGTTACAAAGAACGGCTTGCTGGATTCTTACTTGAGCAGGACAAGAAGCCTAGTAAGGACGAAATTAACGAACTTAATGAACTCGCTGACGAGGTGGAAAATGCTTAGAATTGCTGCGCTATGTGTACTAATGACCGGATGTACAGTATCGGAAGATATGATTGCCAACAAAGAACTGTATTGTTCTGGCGTGTACAAGGGCATTAGGTCTGTAGGGCGCGTAGCTACTGAGGTTACCACAGGTGTAGCGATACCGGATGTCTGCGATACGATAGATAAAATCGTGGAGGAAGACTCTGAGGGAAAGTAATTAGGAATGTTGAGGCACTGATAAAAGTGTATTTGCTGACAAGATGAAATTAGGCGGGTTATTAAAATCGTTAGCCCCAACCATAGCTAGTGCTGCGGGTGGGCCAATGGCAGGAATGGCGGTCAAGATGGCTGCCAAGAAGTTAGGACTTCCTGATACGGCAACGGCTAATGAGATAGAAGACCTTATTGAGCGTGAGCCTGATAAGGCGGTAATGGTAAGGGAAGCGGATAAAGATTTTAAGAATCGTATTCGTGAAATGGAAATAGACTTAGAAAGTTTTAAAGTCGAGGTTGACGATAGAAAAGATGCTAGGCAGAACTTTGCAACAGACTGGACACCCAAGGTATTTAGCATACTTAGCCTTTTGCTATATGGTTGTTTTGTCATGATTGTTACGTTAATGCCGCATGACCAGAATGATGAAACCATAATTAGCTTGGTGTTAGGCCAGCTATCGGGGATTCTAGGTACAGCGGCGGCTTTTTTCTATGGCGGGTCAAACGGGAATAAATAATGGGGACTTGGACAACACCTAATAATGCAAGCTATAAAGTAATTGATGGAATGAGCTTCAATATCGGAGATTTAATGGGAGCGGGTTTAGACCCGTTTGACAATCTTAGTTCTAGCGCGGTAATGGCTGCCTTGGCAAGACACAATAAAGCAAAAAACTTTTTTAATCAAAATCCTCTTTTTTTAGGCACAAGACCAGAAGACACTTATCAAGAAGAAGATGATTTATCTAATCCTTTACTTGTTCCAAATCCTTTACTTGCTGACGAAGCAGCTAATACAGGGCCGTTTGTTACTGACCCTGCTGCTGGAGCAGACACACTTGTAGCTGGTGGTGACAGCGATACAGTTGCAGACGACAAAGAAACAGGTGTATCAAGCGAAACAGCAGAACAAATATTAGCGAAATATAAGGATAGGGCTGATCCTGTGACAGATATGTTAGGCGACTATAAACAAGGAGATGGTTCAATTTTTCCTGTAAACGTGCTTCTTGAGATTATTAGTGACTATGCAATTAATAGAAATAACAAAGATGCTCAAATTGTTTTGGGTAAATGGAATGACAAGGTAGCCGCAACAAAAGACGACATTTTAAATGCTGATGCTGCCGCTAACAATCAAGCGGCTGCGGAAGCTGCTGCCGCTCGTAATCAAGCTGGTGCAGATGCGGCTGCTAAACAAATAGGCGATGGTAATACAGATACAGGATTAAAAGCTGATAACGCTGCTGGTGGTGTTGGTAATGTCCCAGCAGGTGGTGGTCAGCCTCCAGCAGGAGGTAATGTCCCAGCAGGTGGTAGTGCAGGAGCAGCCGGTGGTGCTACACCTAATGGTACACCCAATGATCCAGCAGTTGATCCAGCAGTTGATCCACAAGTTGATCCACCAGTAGATGATAAACCTAAAGGATTATTTCCATCTCCTATATCTACACAACCTGAAAAGAAAGCAGGGATGATAATGCAAATATCTCAGTCTGCTCCTATTGTTGAAACGCTTTTTGATGACATATTGTTTGAACCAAAATTTACTAAGTTAGATAACATTCCAGATTTTAATTTGCCTAGCGGATTATTGAGGACATTAGTATGACGTACATAGATTTGATAAATAATGTTCTGCGAAGGTTGCGAGAAGACACTGTAGATACTGCAAATGGTACAGATTATTCTGCTTTGATAGGCGATTTAGTTAATGACGCTAAGAAAATAGTAGAAAATTCATTTGATTGGACGGCTTTGCGGGACTCAATAACACTAACAACTACTAGCGGAACAAGTGAATATTCACTAACAGGTAGCGGAGATCAGGCAGTCGTTAAGGATGTAATGAATACGACAGGGCAAAAGTTTATGTCCCTGCGTAGTAAGTCTTACTTNAACAANGTTTACTACAATACGGCTGTAGTCGCTGGAAGCCCTGATTACTATACGTTTATAGGCAAAGACACTAGCGGTGACTTGAAGGTTAAACTGTACCCACAGCCTAACGATAGTTATAACTTACGCTTTGACGTTATTGTTCCACAGACTGATTTGTCTTCTGACAGTACCGCTTTGTCAGTACCCTCTAACCCTGTCATACAGTTAGCGTTTGCTATGGCATTAAGGGAAAGGGGTGAAACTGGCGGTCAGTCGGCGGCTGAACAGTTTGCGGTTGCTTCAACTGCCTTGTCTGACGCAGTAGCTTTTGACGCTAACAAGTATCCTTCTGAGATAACATTTATGGTGAACTAATGGCTCAGAAACTACAAAGCATAACAATTACAGCTCCAGGGTTTGCGGGTATTAACACGCAGGATGCCCCTTTAGCTCAAGACCCTACGTTTGCCTCTGTTGCGGATAACTGCATTATTGACAAGGAAGGCAGGGTAGCCGCTAGGAAAGGCTATGAAATGGTTAGCAGTAATGGTTCGTCCGTTCTTGGGTCATCTGCGGGTATCGAAATGGTACACCAGTACAGGGATAGTGGTGGGAATACAGCCATAATATCAGCAGGTAATAACAAGTTATTTAAGGGAACGTCTACACTAGCTGATGATACTCCAGGTTCTTACACAGTAAGTGCTAACAACTGGAAGGCTGTGAACTTCAATGACCATGCTTTCTTTTTTCAACGGGCGCATGAGCCGTTAGTCTATACTCACAGTGTTGCTAGTTTAGAAAAGATGTCAGCCCATGCGGGTGCAGCAGGTACACCGCCACAAGGAAATGAGGTCTTGGCAGCGTTTGGTAAGCTATTTGTTGCTGACTTTGCTACTGACAAGTCTACTATTTACTGGTCTGATACCTTAGATGGCACTACATGGACAGGAGGAGCTACAGGTTCAATAGATATTACAAACGTATGGCCTACAGGCTATGACGAAATCGTTGCTCTAGCGGCTCATAACGGCTTCCTAATCATATTTGGTAAAGACTCAATCGTTATTTACTCAGGAGCTGGCGCGCCTGCTTCTATGACTTTGGAAGATACAATTTCAAATATCGGCTGTGTCTCTAGGGATTGCGTAG